ACAGCTAATCCTATAGAAATTGATTTACCTTCATCTCCAGCGGTAGGAGATGAAATTACTATTATAGATACTAGAGGCACGTTTAACTCAAACAATTTAACTATTGATAGAAATGGTCAGCCTATAAATTCAGGAACATCTAATTTAGTTTTAAGCACAAACGGACAAGCTATAACTTTAGTTTATGTAGATGCTACCAGAGGTTGGGCTTTCAAAACAAATACAGCATAGGAGTAAAAAATGCCGCTTACGAAAATTAAGTTTGCTCCTGGAATCGATAAACAAGATACATCAGTTGGAGCAGAAGGTCGTTGGGTAGATTCAGATAATGTAAGATTTAGATACGGCCTACCAGAAAAAGTTGGTGGTTGGCAATCTCTTTTAACAGATACAATTGTAGGTGTAGCTAGAAAACAACACGCTTTTGTTGATACAGATGG